GTAGAAAAGGGTGGAAATTCAAAAGAAGTTTCTATTAAAGATAATAATGAAGCGTTATTTTATAAAAAATGTTCTTTTCGTAATAACAATAATTTCGAAAAAAGACATACATGGAATGTAGATGATATGAATGTTTCTTTATATGCAAAAGATAATGGTAGAGCTGGAACAGAAAATAAATATGATTTGCCTCCTCCAATGGACAATGAATTATTTTTTGGTAAATTGTTGTTGGTTGGTCATAGTTCAAATGAATTTGATAATGATAGTTTGATTGATCTAAGTGATGAAAAATGGCAAAAATGTTATGAGAAATTATTTGGTGGTTTTGAATCTTTGGGCGAAGAAGAAGAATCCTCAGAAGATGATGTTGATCCTAGTATGCTAACAAAAGAGGGTTATTCTAAAGAAGACGGATTTATTGTTGATGATGACGAAGAAGAAGAAGAAGATGATTATATTCCAAATGACGAAGAAGAAGATGATGATGGTGAAGAAACGGATGAAATGATTGAAGAAGATACAGATGATGTCATTGATGATGATGATGATGATGATGAGGAAGAAGAGGAAGATGAGGATGATGAAGAAGAAGAATGTTTTACAGATGATAGTGGAAATATGTCTGAATTATCAGAAGATGATTATTTATCAGATTAATAAAATCGATTATAAAATAATCTAAAGAATAAATCAATATTATTAGTAATGAAAGTATTAGATTCAGTAGAATTTCGATCAAAAATTAAAAAAAAGATAAAAGATACTTTAAAATTCAATGATCTAAATGCCTCTAATTTAGAAATAAGTATTTATAATTATACAATTAAAACAAGTAAAAAAAAGAGAATAGTAAGGAAATGGGAAAACGAATATTTTGTTCAATTATATGTTGATAAATTTAGAAGTATATGGGTAAATTTAAATCCATCATATAATAAAAACAATAAAGGTTTGTTAAAAAAAATTAAAAATAAAAAGATTGATATAAAAAAGTTGGCTTTTATGAGTCATCAAGAATTAAATCCAAAAATTTGGAAAGAATTAGTTGAAGCAAAAATTAAAAGAGACAAAAATGTGAATGATATTGATTCAATGGCGACATCAACAGAATTCACATGTTTTAAATGTAAAAAAAAGAAATGTAGTTATTATCAACAACAAACAAGGTCTGCTGATGAACCTATTACAACATTTATGTCTTGTTTAAATTGTGGAAATTCATGGAAATTTTAAATATATATATTTATTCTTTAATATATATATTATGTCATCAATGGTATATGAAAATCCATTATTTTTTAAAGATCTATCTCCTATTGAAATTGAATATCATAATGAAAATCCATTTATAGAATATGAAAATAAAGATTTATCTAATCCGACTATTTTTAAAAATTTATATGGTGTAACATTACGAGAAGCAAAAAGGGTTACGGTTATGGAACCAGAAGCAATAGGTATGTTATTCACATATTCTTCATTAGATGAATTGGACAAAGATATTTCAGGAGACGCTATTTTATATTCTTCGGGTAATGAAACAATTAGCGCTGGTTCTTCGGCATTATATAAATATCGTTTTTTTTTAAAAAAAAAACAAGAAGGTATTCCCGAATCTTTTTGGTATGCTACTTATGAAAAAGATTATCAAGGGGAATATGATTATGTTTCTTTTACCATACCACAAGATAATTTGGATAAAATACGTGAAAAAATTGATAATTTGAACAATAATTTAAATAATAATTTAGAAAACAATAAACCTGATTATTCTGGTTATTGGACTTATATGTATAATGATGCTGCTCAGGGTCAAAGCGGCTTAACTAATTATGGCGTTGAATTTTATTTTTATGTTTGGGAATCCATGAATGGTCCATGGTTTACAAGATATGGAACACAACCTAATTTAATTCCTACTATTGAAAATCTTGCAACAGAAAATGGCGATATTAATTTACACGGTGGAAATGCTGATTATACAAATCCTGTAGGGATGGGTTGGCCTGATATAAGAGATGATGGTATTCGTTTATTTACATTGAATTATACTAGTGATTTTACAGCAGATACAAGTTCTAATTTTGTAAAAATTTTTCGTGTAACTCCTAATGCTCAAACATTTCCAAATGCTCCAAAAATTCATATGATGTCTCCAAAATTTTCTAGATTTTATGGCATATGGACCTATAGATATGTAAATTGTGGTAATATAGTTATGCATGATATGGGTAGTAATACAGTAGAAGGACAAGAAAGAATTATACCAATGGGAGGTGTTCCTCCATTATTTACACCTGGTATAAATATAGGACAAAAAGATGTTACAAATGTAACTGATTGGAATTGGGACTATTTGAATTTTGCATCTTGGGGAACAAATATAAATAATTTTGCTGTTTTAGATGTTGAAAGAATATTTAAACCAAAAAGACCACCTATATTAAGATATTTTAATCAAACTATAAAAGTTACTATTCCAGAAAAAGATATAGAAGATTTATCTAGAAATTTTATAGATAGATATAAACCTGATAGACCAGCGCCACGTTATAAAACTTGGGAAGGTGATATTTATATTCATCCTTATGAAGACAATGAAATAATTAAATGTTGGTATAATATTCATATTTTTGAAAATACAATAGAACACCCTATAATGTTAGAAAATGGATACGCATCTACTATACCTAATATTATAAATATGGAAGTTCCAGGTGAAACAATAATATGTGATTTTTTTTATGATACTGAAAAATTTCCACAATATCAAACTATTTCTATACAAGATATTGAAAAAAATACTATTACAGAATTTAAAAAAGGAAACACTTATATAATATCTATAACTAAATCTGAATTTCAACTTTATCCGTTAAGATTTAGTTTGACAGAAGACGGAACAAATATGTCAGATGCATATGAATATAAATATAATATAACATATAGCGGAACACAAGGTATGAATTCTGGAAATATAACTATAAATGTTACATATGATTTTCCGGATACGTTGTATTTTTATTTAGATGGATTAATTCAACAAGGAAATAAGATTAATATAACATCCAATTTAGATATTATACGTGATTACTCGACTATTCCATATACAGATACGTATAACAAAATATTATCAGACGATAACGTAGATATATCCGATAACTTAATTTATTTAGAAACGATAGAAGATTGTAATTTTGATTATTATGATGTGCCTTTTGATCAACGTGGCGAATTAGCTTATAAAAAAAAAGATGCTAGTGGAAATTTAATATATGATGCTAGTGGAAATACAATTAGTGCAAATATATTAGTAAATGACCAAGCATTGGCTGAACAAAAAACGAGAGATGAACCAGAATGGTTTGCATACGAAGAATATACTCCAGAAAATACTCAAATTTTACGTTCTTATTTGAAAGATTATATTAATATACCCCGATTCGCTCATATTTTGGATGTTCCGCCGGGTGCAGGCTGGTTTATAAGATACAAAAGAAATAGTTTATTACCACAATCAAAACATTTTTATTACACAATGCAAAGTAATGTATATTATGTTCGATGGAGTTATTCGTATAGAAAATATCATTACGACAAAACCGATTTTACAAATCCTTCGTTATTATCTTATGAAGATGTTTCTCAAAATACAGGTATTAGTCCATCTTCAAATTTTGATTTTACGGATTATGGGGCAATTTATGAACCTAAACAAGTTATTTTTACATATTCAAATATAGAATATCCTGATAAACCTTTAAAATATTATAAAAATTTAAATATTTCAGTTAATCCTGATGAATTAATGGATTTATCAAAAAATGTAGTATATAATACCGATTTAGGTTGTAGTATTAGTTTGCAAATTTATGTAAGAAAACCAAAAAATAGAATGGATAGAGACCAACAAAATCCTATAATGGATTTATCTGCATCTGCTTTTGACACTTATGATTTATCATTTAATTTATCTGCTTATCCTAATAGATTTCCTTCAACAATTAGTATAGATATAAGTGATAACGGAATTAAAGAAACTACATTATTACCGGGAAGATATATAGCTATTTGGTCATATGACGTAATTCATAGTTTTATAAATCCTCAAGCTAGATCATATCCTTTATTACCTGGGATAGATTATGATGCTTCTGCTAATAATTTTGATATAGGTTATAATGATTTTCTTTATGATAATGTAGAACCAATCTTTCAAGTTCCTAACGATTTATCTAGAATGACCTTGGAAGTAAGCGGTATAGATATTTCTGGTATATTAAACATGAGGGATACTTATTTTCATACATTAAGTGATGAAACAGAAATTAAATTTAATTTTTTATTATGGTCACCTAATTATGAATGGACACAATTATTATCGGGTAATAGACGTTGGGAATTACCTCATGATTTTGCTGGAGAAGATGATATACGAATAAAAAAAGTTCCGTCTGAATACATGGATGTTACTGGTTTAATTTCATTACAAAAATGTTTTTTGGGAAATGACAATAGTGATAGTGTAGGTTCTATATATAATTGGGGATTTGGTGGAGAACCTGGTATTCAATATAGAAAAGTAACATATCATGATATATCCAATAATGAGGTTTATAACAGAAAACAATATATTGATATAGATACTAGTAATAATGCTGTTGAAATAGATAGTAGTTATTGGACAGATCCATCTTCTGTAAATTTTATAATAGATTTTTATTTACCGCCTTCTGATATGAGCAAAAATTCAGCACATTGGGGATTTGGTTCAGGACCTTTGGATGTATTAACATTTGACGAAGGTTCTTTTCATGTAGGAATTAATAGTAATGGTATTGACGATATTGATATAGAAACTGGATTAGAGTCGGGATTACCTGTTCAACAATTGGGTTTTATATATAAACCACCATATGATACAACAAATACAATAGATTATAGATATAAATATCGTTTTCAACCAAATACAGAATATAAAGTAAGATATAAATTTCAAGAATGTCATATATATGGACAAGATGTAACACGCGACGTAACCATCTCAGTAAATGATGAAATAATATATGATATACCAGGTGGTGGTATTCAAATAAGTGATATAAAATGGTTAGGACAAACATATGATGCTTCAAATTCGCCTATAGATAGCAGACCATATAGAATTGAAGTGTGGTATATGGATGATATATCGTCAAAGACAATTTTAAAAGATTTATCCAATACTACATTAGTTCAAAATACATTGGTTCCGCAAGATTTTGATATAAATGATACAGAAACTACATTTTATGAAAGTCAAAATTATGAAACAAGAGGTTTATATATACCATATATTTCACGTTGGGAATATGAAATTTTTGATCCATGTTCTAATGTTATAGTAAAAAGTTCTATTTTAAAAACTGAATATCCAAATATAGTTAATCGTCTAGCTGATTGGCGAGTTGTACAACGTTTAGAAGGTGGGGAGGAATTTGAAATTTCACCAGAATATCCTTTTGAACATAAATATTATTATGCAAAATTATATACTATACCTGATGAATTTATACCACCTGTGCCTTTTTATCCTACTCAATATTTAGATGTATCATATAATGTTGGAACAAGGGATTTAGTTGTAACATTTGATAGAGATAAAATAGTATATCCATTAATGTATAATTTATTAGATTATTGGAAACTACAAAAATCTGAAACAGAAGTAAAAT